TCAATGTCCATCGTACGTAAAAAGTCTCTCACTGTGATGTGATTGTACTTTGTACATTCTTCAGAAACACTACTTGATACATCATCTCCATAAGTCATGGCTTTAACATAATCTCGGAAGTTACCTAAACAAGGTTCAATATATATGAATGACATACGTAATAAAACGCTATTGCAAATGCTATTAAGATGTGCTGTAAGATTCTGCCCTGAAGGGTTAGAACCTAATAATTCTATTAAAGTGCCATTGAAAGCCATAACAGGATACATCACATCAGTAGCCAAACCTTCCATTATTTTAATATCATCCGCAGTATAATTTCTAGACATACGTGCTAATGTTATTAAAATATCAAAGGCAATTCCTACCAAATGACATGGTAAACGTAAATCCCACTTTGAGTAATCTCCCGCTAAAATGCGATCATTACCAAAAGTAGTGATGTGTTTGTGTAATTCATCCCACTCAGTACTGTAACAATTTATGCCAACAGCACATTCGCTAAGAATAGGAAACATACTAATAAAACGTATTATGCCCAGAAAATAACATCTGAGTAAAATTTGTAATACTAGGGGTGCGGATTGAAAAACACGCACTTTTATTTTATCTAATTTCATTGCCTCATCTTTCAGACAAGCTTTGAAAATTGGATAATTCCTTTTCCCTGTGAGATATATAGCAATATATTCCTTACATTGCTCTTCAACTCTCAATTCTGGTATAAAATCTCGTGGATTAGTCATACCAGGATGTAGAGCTGGGTCAAGTTGTATCAATTTCCTGGATTTGGCACCGCCAACAGGATATCCTATTGAAGTGCTCATATTCATCGAATCAATAAACCTGACCCCGTCAATTCCATTTATGCTTTCTAAATAAGTCAAAGGTCTCATATATTTCCTAACACTTTCGTATTGTACTTTAGGTATGAGTTCAGATAAATAATCCTTCTTTGCCTTCTCTATTAAAATAGGATTGACATTATGTCGTGGATTCACGACTTGTACCATGGTATCATACCATGGTTTCCAAGATTGACCATTAGG